AACATGCGACTGCATTGGGCGGCAAAAGCCAGGCTGGTTAAAAGTCAGCGGCAAAAGACCAAGCATGCGCTGGCGGCTGTTGCGCAGTCCTTTGGTGTGGAAGTGCTGCCGGTCACCGTGGTGTTGACCAGAGTGGCGCCAAGGCAGTTGGATGGGGATAACCTTCAGTCTGGGTTTAAAGCGGTCAGGGACGGCGTGGCTGACTGGCTTGGCGTTGATGATGGCAGTAGTCTGGTGGACTGGCAATATTGTCAGAGGTCTGGTGGCCCGAAGGTTTACAAGGTTGAGATTGAGGTGATAGGATAGCCGTGTGCGCAGTTGCCATTGCCGCACGTTTTGTAAGGGCTGTTAAGCCAGCGTTCGAGGATGGTGATTTGCGGATTTTCTGGCTTTCCCCCGCAACGTGTCAAAACCCAAATCGAAGCCTTTACGTTTTTTTCTAAGGAGTTTACAAGTGACTGAAAACTTGGCGCAAGAAATTGCAGTGAAAGGAACCGCAGGCCGTCCCGCTTTGTTTCCGGCAGAACACACTGTTTGGCAAAATATCCTCCATGGCATCTCAGAAGGCAAAAGTCTAAGCAGCACACTTCGCGCTGAAGGAATGCCCAGTTACTCGCTGGCGCGTCAAATGATCAAGAACAACGCAGAGTTCAGGGCGGCTTACGAAAAGGCCGTAGAAGACCGCGCAGACCGTTTGGCAGAGGAAATCATTGAGTTGTCAGACAAAGAGTTGCCTGATGGCTTAGAAGGCTCTATGGCCAGTGCCTGGGTTCAACAAAAGCGTCTGCAAGTTGAAGCACGCAAATGGGTGGCTGCAAAACTTAAACCTAAAACTTATGGTGATCGCATTGATGTTGCCGTGACTGATCACAGGATCAGTGTCATGGACGCACTGGCTCAAGCCAAACAGCGCGTGTTGATGAATGACAACAGCGTCATGGATGTTGAAGCAAAAGAAGCGTGATTGTCGCCGAATGGCCGAAATTTGTACAATTACGCGCACGCGCGCCCGAGTTGCGCAAACGCAACGAAAAGAAGGCTCGGAAAGCAGAAAATACGTTTCTACTTTATACAGTGTCCATTATGTTAAGTTGACCCTAAGTTATCCACAGATTTAAGATAGCTAAAGCATTACAGTTTTAGTTATCCACAAGCAATTGTGGACAAGTGTGCATAACTGCCTGTGGACAAGCGCCCATGGCCTGCCGCCAATGGCCGAGGGGAGGGGGTAGGGCCGGCGCGAAAGGGCCACGGGAACGGTGACCCCGCGAACATTTTTATTTTATTTTTTTAAAAAATCATTTACCATCTGCGCATGCCCATATACAACGCCCTTGCCCAACCAAGCCAGAACGCGCTGACAGCACCGTTTTTTGGCAACCCTAACATCCAGCGCCAAGGCCAGATGGCCAGGCAACTGGCGCAAGCGAGGGACGTTAACACGATGCCCGATCCGAGGACGTATGCGGCAGCACAAGGCTTAATGGGGACGCGCCCCGACGAGATGGGTTTTAGCGTATTGCACCCTGACTATCAGGGCATTCGTGACGTGGCCAACCCTGCGTATGGTTTGAGCATTGCAGCCCAGATGGCGCCCTTCTTGGCGCCTTTGACCAAGGGCATGCCAATTGGCGCAAGCATTCAGGACGTGAGCAATATGACCAACGCGCAAAAGCGTTTGTTTAACTCTAAAGAATTTCAGGCATTAAAGGGCCAAGAGCGCGATCAGGCGTTTTTGGCTTTGGCGGCCAAGCAAGAGGGCACGGGTGTGCCTCGAAGTCTGGCGCAGTTAAAGGCAGCTGTGGGCGGCGAAGAGGACATTGCCAAGTCATTGCTGCAAAACCCTGCGTTTAAGATTTCTGGCGTTGTGCCAAAGTCGGTGATTGATGATGCGGTGCAGACACGGGGGCGCATGCGTGCGGAGCCGGCCACCACGCCTGGGCCAAAGGCCAGTGAGGCTGAGTGGAAGGCTTGGGGTGAAAAGCATGGCGTGAAGATGACGTTAACTGAGCCGCAGTCGCTTGGGGTTTCTGACTTGACATCTAAGCGCGAGGTCAAGATACCTGGCGGTCTTGAGGGCACGTTCACTGTGCCTGACATGTTTTGGATGAAGGCGAACAACATTGATCCGGCGTCTTTGCCTAAGAAGACGCATGATGCGTTGATGCAGAAATTGATTAGGACGCATGAGGTGCAGAACCCTGATCAGGTGGATATGTTTAACAGGCTGAATTTTGCGTTGTTGTCGCCGAATGCGCCGTTGACGCCTAATGAGTTTTTGGCGCAGCGCATGAGGTTGGTGAACATGGATGAGTTGCAGGCGCTGGCCGGTAGGGTTGGCGAGCCTGGCTTGTCTAAGACTGCGCAGCTTCAGACGGGTGTGCAGGCTGCAAGTCGAGGTGGTATGGGAGTGCTTGGCACGGCTGACTTGGGCAATCAAGCGATGTTGGCCAAGTTGATTTTGCAAAAGCCTGAAATGTTTCAGATGGCCCCAGGCGAGACTATGCGCGACGTGACTATGAGAGTGATGAATCAAGTGCCAGGCTTGGGGCCGAAGACCGCATCACTTGGCACGCCGTGGTTGAATTTGGAGAAGGCCAACACGTCGGCGGTTGACTTGCACATGATCAGAAATTCTTATGAGCGCATGCTAGATGATCCGATTGTTGGGGCATCTTTTAGGGAGCGCATGGCCGGCAAGTTAAAGACAGATCCGACTACTGAGGCTATTTTGGGCAAACCCGTCAAAGATGTGGAAAAGGCTGCCATTGATGTGATTGGTGGCTCTTCGCTGTCCAAGATGTACCGCACAAAGTCTGGTGAGTTAAATGCTATCCCTGATGTGGCCACGCCTAACAAGTTGGCTTATGAGCCAAAGCAGTTGCAAGACTTCAACCCGTTCTACAAACGGGTGGTGGATTATGTAGATGAGTCCCGTGGCCCGAACCCGACGATTGAGTTGTTTCCAGAGCAGTGGCGCAAGTGGGATGTGTACCGCCAGCGCTTGGAGCCGCATGAGTTTGCGCACCCAGATTACAGATTGCTGCCAAGGCAGTCATGGACAGAGATGCAAGACGCCCTGACGGCGCACAAAAAGGCAGGCTACACGCAGGCAACAAACCCCGTGATGGCGCCTTCTGATTGGCGTGAGTTGTACTACGGCGGTGCAGCTGCCGGTGGCACTGCGCTTGGCATGAGTGAGAGCAGGCTGCCTAACGCATTGTTGCAGTCACCACCGGCCAACGCACTGCTACAGCAACCAGAACCCAATCCATAAATGCAAACCCCGATATACAAACCCGAAGACGAACAAGAGTTAATGGCCACCCTGTGGACGCCGGCAATAGCCGACGATCCCGAAGCCTTTGTGCTGTTTGCTTTCCCTTGGGGCCAAGAAAACACGCCCTTGCAGCACTTCAAAGGCCCCCGCAAGTGGCAGCGCGAAGTGCTACGCGAGATTGCAGCCCACATCAAGCGCCAGCAAGGCCGCATAGACTTTGAAACCCTGCGCAATGCAGTCTCTTCTGGCCGAGGCATTGGCAAGTCTGCACTGGTTTCTTGGCTTACCATCTGGATGCTATCCACCCGCATAGGCTCTACCACCATCATTTCAGCCAACAGCGAAGCCCAGCTGCGTGCGGTGACTTGGGCTGAGATCACAAAGTGGTTGGCCATGAGCATTAACAGCCACTGGTTTGAGGTTGCTGCCACCAAGATCACCCCTGCCAACTGGCTGACTGAACTGGTTGAAAAAGACTTGAAAAAAGGCACACGCTATTGGGCAGTAGAAGGGCGCCTGTGGTCAGCAGAAAACCCTGATGCCTACGCCGGTGTCCACAACTATGATGGTGTGATGGTAATCTTTGACGAGGCCAGCGGTATTGACGACAGCATCTGGGCAGTGACGGCTGGTTTCTTTACCGAGAACACCCCTAACCGCCTTTGGCTGGCGTTTTCCAATCCCCGCCGTAACACTGGCTACTTTTATGAGTGCTTTAACTCCAAACGAGACTTCTGGACAAACAAAGTTGTTGATGCCAGAACGGTTGAGGGCACTGACAAACAGGTCTATCAGAACATCATCGACGAATACGGCCAAGACAGTGCCCAAGCGCACGTCGAGGTTTATGGCATGTTTCCATCTGAGGGTGATGACCAGTTTATTCCGGCGAACATTGTGGACGATGCCATGGCACGGCCCAAATACAAAGACCAAACGGCGCCCATCATCATTGGAGTTGACCCTGCACGCTTTGGCGCTGACGCAACGGTGATTGCCATACGCCAAGGCCGCGACATTATCAGAATTGACAGACACAGGGGTGACGACACCATGACCGTGGTTGGCCATATCATTGAGGCCATCGAAGAATTCAAGCCTGCACTGGTGGTGATTGACGAAGGTGGGCTAGGCGCCGGCATTGTTGACCGTCTTAATGAGCAAAGATACAAAATCAAAGGCATTAACTTTGGCAACAAGTCCAAAAACCCCATTATGTGGGGCAACAAACGGGCTGAAATGTGGGGCATGATGAAAGATTGGTTGAAAAGCGCCTCAATTCCAAAGGATAGGTTCTTGAAAACTGATTTAGTTTCACCTATGATCAAGCCAGACTCAAAAGGCACAATCTTTTTGGAGTCAAAGAAGGACATGAAAGCAAGGGGCTTGGCCTCTCCTGATGCTGCGGATGCAATATGTGTAACTTTTGCTTTTCCTGTGGCTCACAGAGAGTACAATGCCAAAAATTCACGCGTTCTGGTTCAAGATCGCGCATCTGTTACAACCTCATGGATGGGGAGTTGATATATGGCTACGAAACCTGGGCTTTACGCCAACATTCACGCCAAACAAGAGCGCATCAAACAAGGCTCTGGCGAAAAGATGAACAAGCCTGGCACAAAGGCAGCGCCTTCGGCCAAAGATTTTAAAGACTCTGCCAAGACGGCCAAAAAGGGGAAATGATGCCATTGGTTAAATCAAAATCACCCGAAGCCTTTAGCAAGAACGTCAAAGCTGAAGTCAAAGCTGGCAAGCCCGTCAAACAGGCGGTGGCCATTGCTTATTCTGAAAAGCGCGAAGCCCAAAAGGCAGCGGGCAAGAAACCAACCCCAAAGAAAAAATGACCGACGCAGCAGCATCCAAGAAACGAAAGCCCAAAGCAGCCGCCAAGGGTGTTGCCGCGCCCGTCAAACGTCC